GGCGCCAAGACCGCGAAAAAACGCTAGTCGGTTCAATTGCCTAGGGTTGCCTCATTCGCGGTTGCTTCAGTCGCGAGGTTGCCTATGGACGACTTTCTGACGCAGGAACAGTTCGCGGAGGCCTGGGAAAAGTCGAAGACGGCGGTCCAGAAGGCCCGGCGTGACGGCAGGATACCGCCCGAGCTCGTGAAGAAGCAGGGCAGGCAGGTCCTGATCCATCGCTCGGCCCTCGAGCTGCTCAAGGCGAGCACCGACCCGGCGGCCGCGGCGAAGAACGAGCTGTCCGAACCCGGAGAGGTCCCGCTGGTCTGGAAGGATCCGCACAGCTATCAGCTCGAGCGCGCGAAGCGCGAGAAGTTTGCGGCGCTCTCGGCCGAGCTCGACTACAACAGGGCGATCGGGCGCGTCGTGGAGGTCGACGCGATGAACGAAGCGCAGCGGCGCCTTTTCCGGGACGCTCGGGACAAGCTGCTCAATTTGGCGGATCGGCTGACGCCGATGATCACGCCGGACATGGATCCGGCCCGACGCCATGCGACGATCAAAAGGGAGCTCGAGAAGGTGCTGAATGAACTCTCCGATGATGCACGCGCCGAGTCTTCCGAAGGGGCTGCCGAACGCCTGGCGGCTTAGCTGCAAGAATTTCGCCGCGGCGATCCGTCCGGATCCGATCCTGACGGTCGACGAGTGGGCGGACCGGACCCGGATACTGTCCTCGGACATTTCGAAGGAGCCCGGCCCCTGGCGCACCGATCGCGTGCCCTTCGCGCGCGAGATCATGCAGGTGCTCTCGCCGAGCGATCCGACGCAGGAGGTGACCTTCGTCGCCGGCACGCAGGTCGCGAAGACCGAGATCGGCAACAATTTCCTCGGCTACATCATCGACTGGGCGCCGGGCCCGGTGATGGTGGTGATGCCGACGTCGAACACCGGCAAGCGCGCCTCGAAGACCAGGCTGTCGCGCATGATCGAGTCGGCGCCGAGCCTGCGCGCCAAGATCAGCGATCACGCTCGCGACCGCTCGAACACGGCGACGATGAAGGACTTCCCGGGCGGCGTGCTGGTGATCGCCGGCGCGAACAGCGCGGCCGAGCTGAAGTCGATGCCGGTGCGGTATTTGTTCGAAGACGAGATCGACGAGTATCCGGACGACGTCGACGACCAGGGCCCGGCCGACGAGCTCGCGGAGAAGCGCACCGACACCTACTCGTACCGGCGCAAGATCTATCGCGCCTCGACGCCGAAGGCCGACCGGCAGAGCTCGAAGAGCTGGAAGCACTGGCTGCGCTCTGACCAGCGCCGCTATCACGTCCCGTGCCCGCACTGCGCGCACGAGCAGGTGCTGCGGTGGGAGCAGTTCAGATGGACCACGCGCAAAGTGTGGGAGACGATCGGCAAGGACGACGGCGAGATCACCGAGGTCGATCCAGGCACCGAGGGCGCGATCGTGCGCGACACGGGCGAGCTGCTCGATGTCTGGTACGAGTGTGAGGCCTGCGCCGCGCGCATCGAGGAGCACCACAAGAACGAAATGCTCCCCCGCGGCCGCTGGATCAAGGGCAACCCGAGCTCGAGCCGCGCCGGCTTTCACCTGCCGTCGTTCTACTCGCCGCTTGGCTGGTTCTCCTGGTGGAGCGCGGTCGAGAAGCGCCTCGAGGCCGAGAAGGACCCAACGGGATATTCGCTCAAAGCGTGGACGAACACCGTCGCCGGCGAGCCCTACTCCGACAAGGGCGAGCAGCCCTCCGAGCTCGACCTCAAGGGCCGCGCCGAGGACTATCGCCGCGCCACGGTGCCGATGGGCGGGCTGCTGGTCACGGCATCGGTCGACGTGCAAGCCGACCGGCTCGAGGTCAAGGTCAAGGCCTGGGGGCGCGGCGAGGAGTCGTGGCTCGTCGATCACCAGGTGATCCACGGCGACACCGAGACCACGCAGCCGTGGGTCGAGCTCGACGAGTATCTGCAGAAGCAGTTCCCGCACGAGTGCGGGGCGACGCTGCGGATCAGCGCGACCGCCGTCGATGCCGGCTATCGCACCCAAACCGTCTATGCCTTCTGCCGGCCGCGCACGCACCGGCATGTGTTCCCGGTGCGTGGCCAGTCGCAGCCAGGAAAGACGGTCCTCGGCCGGCCGAGCGACCAGGACATCGACCACAACGGCCAGAAGATCCACGGCGGCATCAAGCTGTGGCCGATCGGCGCCGACACGGCGAAGTCGAAGATCTACGCCCGCCTCAAGATCGTCGAGGCGGGCCCGGGCTGCATGCACTTCCCGCTCGGGCTGCCCGACGAGTATTTCAAGCAGCTGACGGCCGAGCGCCTGGTGACGAAATATGTGCGCGGCTACCAGAAGCGCGTCTGGGAAAAGGAAGCGGGCGAGCGGAATGAAGCGCTCGACCTCGAGGTGTACGCCTACGCGGCGGCGATCTACTACGGCATCACGCGCGCGCCGTGGGACAAGATGGAAGCGACCCTGCGCAGCACTGGGCAGGATTTGTTCGTGAAAGCGCAGTCCGGAGCGGATACCTCGCAAGTCCAGTCGCCGGCGAGCGCGGGCGTGCAGACATCTGCACCGCCCGCGCGCCAGTCCGCGCCTGGGCGGTCGAGAACGAGTTTCGCGCAACGCTGGAAGAACTGAGTGGGAGCATCCGGCAGCAACGAGTTTCGCAATGGCCGCAGGAAGCGGAAGACCGGCGTGCTGTTCCTGGGGTTGTGCGCTACCTGCCCGGCGTCCGTGTATTGGCCCGCAAAGCTGCTCCCGCAGCGGAACGGCATGAATCTCGTCGTGTGCGATCACTGCCACGGCTGCGCCGCAGGACAACAGAGGAAAGCTGCATGAGAAGTCGGTTTGCGATCGCGATCCTCGTCCTGCTTTGCGCCGATGCGCGAGCTCAATACGTCGTAGACGCCCCGGCGGCCTCCCTGCGCGCCCCGTTCTCCGAGACGCAGGGCGCGACCATCGCGGTGAAGGTCCAGCTCGAGGCGCTCAACGCCGGCGGAGCCCCCACGCTGGTCGGCGCGGCGGTCCCTGTTTCGATCGACCTCGGGGCGGATTCGGCTGTTCTGGTCGATCTTCCCGGCAACAAGACCACGGTCGTAAACGTCTCGTCGGTCAGGGCGACGATTACGGTCACGGGAATAGTCGGCTGGCAGCAGATCTCGGCGATTACCTGGCGGTTCCAGCTCGCGGCGCCGGTCGCGCTGCCGGCGGGGAAGAAGCTCGGCTGCCGCTATGACATGCCCGGGCAGGGCTGGAATTTCGATCTCAAGACGCTCTCGGTCTCCTGGGATCCGGCGGGGCAGGGACGGTTCAGGTGCGCCCAGCCGGGAGTCTTGGCGGCGACGATTCCGGCGTTGGTCGCCCCTGTTGCGCCGCCTCCAGCTCCTGCGCCAGTCCCGGCGCCCCTGCTGACATGGACGACGATCGCGCAGCAGCATCAGGCTTTCACGCTCGCAGCCGCGGCGGCCGTGCGCTATGGAGAAGTCGCGACGAACCGATTCGTTCAGCAGACGCTCGCGGCCGGCAGCTATACCTGCGATAACGCGCAGTTCACCGACCCGGCCGTGGGCGTCGACGCCAAGGTCTGTCAGACGCAGAAGTAGCAGGCCGTGTCCTACACGGTGCAAAGGACGTCGAGGCGGGGGTCGGTAGCCTCGGCCGCATTCTACGATACGCTCTTCCCGCTAACCGAGAATCCGATAGGAGGGACTGACTGGTTTCGCGGCTTGTCGGACGGCGGCAGTTGGACTGATCCTCAGACCGGATTGGCGTCGGACGGGACCACGCAAATCGCATTTGGCAAACAAGCCACCGGCACAACCCCGCCGTTCGACGATTCGGTCGCGTGCTTGCGCATGCTGTTCCCCCAGAACCAGTATGCGCAGGGAGTGATCTTCAACGCTGCAGCCGATCAGATCGAAGTCGAGCTGACGGTTAATTCGACCATCGTCAACGGCAGCATCCAACTCTACGAGGCGGACTTCATCTTCTCGGGCACCAACACTTGTGACCTGAAGTTGGTTCGCTGGAATGGAGGGTTGAATTCTTTTACCCCGCTCAACGGAAACACCCCGGTCGTGTCAGGGCTGAACATCAGCACCGGCACTACGCACCGCTTGTCACGAATCGGTAACACTCTTGTCGGCACCAGGAACGGCGCGACGATCTACACCTACGATCTTTCGGCGAACTTCGTCGCAGACGGATCGAACATCTTGACCGGTGGTACTCCGGGCATGGGGTTCTGGGATCGCAGCCTTTCTAACGGTGCGAACCGTAACACGATGGGCTGGTCGAGGTTCTCGGCAGGTGCGCTGTGACGATTAGCGTCCTGCAGGAAACACCCGCCGAGTCTCACGGATCGTTGCACAGCACGCAAGTGGTGACGCAGGCCGGGAACACTGCTGGGAGCAGCTTCCATCTCGGCCTGACGTTCGATACGAGCAACGGGACGACCACTGCGACGATCACCTCCGTTCCGTCCATGACTTGGACGCGGAAGGGCACCCAGACTGATGCGACCGACACCGAGCGCACTACGCACTATGTTGCCGATGGCGCGGCTTCAGGTTCGATTACCGTCACTGCGACCTTTGACGTTCAGACCGGACACTCGGCGATCCTCCTCAAAGAAATTGGAGGGACGAGCGGATACGATGCCGCTGCTGACGCGAACGCTTCGAACCAGCAGGCTACGCCTGGAGTCGGAGCCGACGGAGTAACCACCACAAACACTGCTGCTCTTAGCGCGCAACCTGCTCTTATCTCGGCGTTTTGCATGGACAGCGCAGGCGGCGGCACTCCTGCTGCCGGGACTGGATTCACGAGCGATGGCACAGCCTGGAGTGGTTTCACCGGCACCGCGCTGATGCGCTCGGAGAGCAAGCGCGTGACCTCGACTACGGCGCTGGCAGCGACATTCACGGCGGCAGCAAACGATAACAATCAATCCTTCGCCGCAGTTTTCACAGAAACAGGCGGGGGCGCGGGCCCGGCGCAGCGAGCTCCGATCGGCAAGCGATATATGGGATGGACGAACCCGTGACGCAGCTCATTCAGCAGTACATGCGCAGGCAGGGCGAGCAGACGCATGTCACGGAGGCCTACGTTTCCTCGCCGCCGGCGCTGACGATCACCGACGAGCGCGGTGATCTGTGGTGCATCGGTTTCAACAACGCGCCGCACGGGCGCGTGCCCGGCGGCGAGTTCGCTTACAACGTGCTGAAGAATGGCGAAGAGACCGGCGAGTTCGCGAGCCGCATCGAGCGCCGCGGCGGCAGGGTCCGGATCTTCACCACAGAAGGCTGGAAGCGCTGGACAGGCGTCTCGTTCGTATGAGCCCGGCGACGCTCGAGCTGCACGAAGCGCTGATCCGCCTGGTGAAGGGCGCGATCACCGCTTGGGAACGATGGCTGGAAAAGCAGAAGCAGAGGTAAAAGCCGCAGTACCTTCAACTCAGGATTCGCCAAGCTCGCGCCGGGCCACGCTGCTTCATGCAGCCGCGCCCTGCAGATGCCTCCTTGGTACTCAAAGGAGCATCTCATGTCCAGACAATACTCGGTATCGGCAGCAGGCGTCACCCCGACCGCTGCGGCTTGCACGCTCGCGTTCGTCAATCCCGGCGCATCGCGCTCGCTGCAGTTCCTGCGCGCATGGGCCGGCCAGTCGGTCAACGCGACCAGCGCGCAGCAGCGCATCCAGCTGAACACGCAGGTCACGGCGTTCCCGACGCTGACCGCGGCAACGCCGGTTCCGCACACCTTGAGCGATCCGGCATCAGTCATCACGGGCGGCACGGCGGGCGCCGCCGGCACCGCGGGCACCAACGCCTCCGCCGAGGGCGCGGGCGCGAAGACGGTCATCTATCCGGACGCATTCAACGTCCTGAACGGCTGGCTGTGGATCCCCACGCCCAAGGATGTGATCGTGCTCAACGCCAGCGCGGCCTCCGGCTTCGGCATGCACGTTCCGGTGGCGGTGTCGCCAGCGGGCGCCTGGTCGTGGGGCGTGACCTACGAAGAGCTCGGGTAAGCGATAGCGCATTCCGCGCCGGTCGTGTTTCCCCGGGGAATCGAGGAGGGAAACATGATCGGTGGACGGATGTGCGAGAACTGCGCGGCATATTCGGCGCTCACCAATGAGTGCCGCAGAAATGCACCGAAGGCGATGCCGATTCAAAGCGCCGAAGGGCCTTCGGTGATTGGTGTCTTTCCGGCGACCAGCAAGACCAGCTGGTGCGCGGAATGGCTTGCTGACCAGACGCCTGCGCTTCAATGACCTCGATGAGGAAATGATCCGATCATGGACGGCGTTCTTTTCCACACGAAGGGCCTGAAGCACGTCCCATCCGGGCAGCTGGAGAGATGGTACGGGGCGGAGGCGATGGCGCGCGTGAGCGGTTCGATGCGCGCCTTCCCTTTCCCGGCGCCGCTGCTCGACTGCCCAGGCCGCGTGTATGCGATGCCCGGCGGCGACTTCGTCGGGAGACTGAGAGCGGGCTCGGAAATGTCCGCGCTGGATCGCGCGGCCGACGCATTGCGGCGCTATCGGCGCGCGGCCAAGGCGCGAGGCCTGCAGCACGGCAGACTCAACGCCTTCGCTTCCCTCGATGCCCTGATCGCTGCGGCGACGGGCGGCAAGGCGCAGTATCTGAATTTTTCGCAGACCGGTGTTGCTGCCTCTGCAATAGGCGGCAGCATGGAAATGTGGACCCGCGGCCCGCAACCTGCCGCGGGCGCTGCGGGAGCAGCCGCGCCCGGTGGCACCGCAACCACCAATTCGACCACGGGCAACTGGGGATGGTCGAATCCGACTAATGCGAATACCGGTCACTATCTCGCGATCGAAGTTACTGCGAGCGTCATCAACAACTCGCTCGCGATCGTCGACCAGCTTCTGCGGGTCGCGAAGACGATGAACTCGACGGCGACCGAGGCGGTCACGGGGACGTTCACCCGATATCAGTCCGGAACCGCGACCAACGCGGATTACATCGGCGGCAATTTCTGCTATCCCGCCGATCCGACCACGGTGCTGCCGGCGACGGCGCACAACTGGACGGTGTGCCAATACACCGATCAGGCGGGTAACACCGCGAACAGCTTTCCGTCTGCAGCCGGCATCAGCGCATGCCCGGTCGGCCAGATCGATCTCGCTGTCGGGCAGAACTCATGGTTCATGCCTCTCGCATCGGGCGACGTCGGTGTGAAGGCGCTCACCCAGATGCAGTGCTCGGCGCTGGTCGCGACCGGCACGATCGACTTCGTGGTCTCGCATCTGATCGGCCTGGTGGGATGTCCGATAGCGAATCAGGTGTGCGTGGGCGACGCGCTCTATACGGCGCTGCAGCTCACGAGCGTCTTCGATAACGCCTGCATAACGGCGCTGGAAATGCCGAAGCCGGCGACGACCGCGACCTCATATGCGGGCCGCGTAACCCTCGTCTCGGAGTGATCTGAATGCCCGCCTGGTTCCTCCGGAGGCAGAAACTCAGAACCAAATCGCGGTATCGAGCGCTAATACCGAAGACGGACGCGGCGAATACTCCGCCGTTTCTGCCTCAAAGCGCTCCGCCCCCGCCGACGTCTCGCCAGTGGATGCCAATCGTCCTTGCGGCGTGGGCGGCGAGCGCGAATTTTTCGCCGCTCTTTTCGGGCAGCTTCACCCCCGAGCAGAACGTCGCCGACAATCCGCCGTTCGGCGCGAAGCCGTGGCTCGAAGGCGTCATTGGCGCGTGGGACCCGGATCCGCCTCCGGCGCAGCAGAGGCGCATCCAGGCCGTGCAGGCCGGCGCCTCGGCCGATCAACCGTTCGGCTCATCGCTCGTCGTCATCGAGGCCGATTGGGACGCGGAGCCCGCGCCATTCCAGGCGCGGAGGTTCATTCCGCAAGGCGCCGTCGCGGCCGCGGCTTCGCAGCCCTACGCGAGCCAGCTCGAGCAGCTCGTCGCATCGTGGCAGCCCGTGGATCCGCCGGCGCAACAGCTGCGGCGCCTGGCGCCGATCCCGACGCCGGATCTGCCGCCGTTCGGCGCGCGGCCATGGGTCGAGCCGCTGCTCGCACTGTGGGAGCCCGAGCCCTTTAGCGGCCGCGCGCGGATCCTCGCGCCGATCCCGACGCCGGACCTGCCGCCATTCGGCGCGCGGCCATGGGTCGAGTCGCTGCTTGCGCTGTGGGATCCGGAGCCGTGGATCGGTCGGGCCCGGATCTTCGCGCCGATCGTGCCGGCCGCAACTGCGGACAACCCGCCATTCGGGGCGAAGCCATGGATCGAGCCGGTCGTTGCGCTGTGGGAGCCGGAGCCCTATAGCGGCCGCGCGCGCATTCTCGCGCCGATCGTGCCGGCAGCCGCGGTCGACAACCCGCCGTTCGCGGTGCGCGCGTGGCGCGCGACGGTGCTCGATTCCTGGGAGCCGGCGCCTTACAGGCCGCAGGTCCTGACGCACGTCGTCCAGGGCCAGCGCGTCGACAATCCGCCGTTCGCGGTGCGTCCGTGGATGGGGACCGTTCTCGCGGCTTGGCAGCCGGTTCCTCCGGACCAGGTCATCCTGCGCCGCGAAACGGAAGGCAGCGCCTTCGTGCCGGGAGTTTTCCCGCCTGACTCGCCGCTGCACTTCCGCATTGGCCTGAAGACGGTCCGGATCGGATCGCCGAACGAAGCAGGCGCTGGCGAGCGGCTGGGCTCGGGAACGATCAACCCGTCGACGGGCAGGCTTGGAGACGAGGAAACGTGAGCTCGATCGGGATAGACAAGATCGTCGCCGGCGACACGCTCGACTTCCAGACCTCGGTCGACGGCTATCCGGCGACCGACGGATGGACGCTCAAGTATTACCTGACGCCGCGGACGGCTGGCACGCAGCTCCTGCTCACGGCCGCGACCGCGTCGGACGGGCAGAGCTATCGCGTGCAGATCTCGCCGGCGACGTCGGCCGGCTATGCGCCTGGCACCTACGACTGGCGCGCGCGGGTCGAGAAGTCCGGCGCCGAGGTCACGATCGAGCAAGGGTTCCTCGAGATCCAGGCGAAGGTCGCCGGGCTCACGAGCTCGGACAACCGCAGCCACGCGCGCAAGGTCCTCGACGCGATCGAGGCGCTGATCGAGACGAAGGGCACCGCCGATGTCATGGAGTACTCCATCGGCGGCCGCAGCATCAAGAAGATGACGACGCAGGATCTGCTGCCCTGGCGCGATCGCTACCGCTGGGAAGTGGCCGATGAGGAAGCGGCCAAGCGGGTCGCCGACGGCCTGGGCAATCCTCGTCTCGCAGGCGTGAGGTTCAATCGATGAGCTCATTTGCGAAAGGCGACCGTGCTTGAAGCACTGAGAAAATCGATTGCGCGCGCCATCCGCCCGGCGAAGAAGCCCTCGGTGCAGGCGGAGATCCGGCGCGCGCTGCGCGAGGAGCTCAAGGCGGCCAGGGCCAGCATGGCGAACGGCGCCCGCGTCGACACGCGCATGTACCAATCCGCGCGCCCCTCGCGCCTCAACTCGCCGGGCTTCGTCTCTACGACCTCCGCCGACTCGGAGCTCGTCTCGAGCCTCACGAATCTGCGCAACCGCAGCCGGCAGCTGGTGCGCGATGCGGCCTATGCCAAGCGCGCGAAGGTGATCATCCAGAACAACGTGGTCGGCTCGGGCATTGGCCTGCAGGCGAAGGTGATGGCGACGCGCGGCCAGCTGCGCGAGACGGTCAACGACGATATCGAGGAGGCTTGGGAGGACTGGGCCTGCGGCGAATACTGCCATACCGGCGGGGCGCTGCATTTCTCCGACCTCGAGCGCGCCATCATGGCGCAGGTGTTCGAGGCGGGCGAGGCGTTCATACGTCTGCACTTCAGCGCGTTCGGCGGCTCCGAGGTTCCCCTGGGCCTGGAGCTGATCGAGGCCGAGCGCATCGCCGACGAGCTGCAGTATCCGATCCCGGCGCCCTACGCGACCAGCCCGAAGGGCGCGGTGGTGCGCATGGGCGTCGAGGTCGACCCGTTCGGCCGTCCGATCGCCTATTGGATCCGCGAGCAGCATCCCGCGGATCTGCGCTGGATCGTCGGCCAGCCGAACCGCGTGGAGCGCGTGCCTGCCGAGCAGATCATCCATCTGCGGCTGATCGACCGCTGGCCGCAAACGCGCGGCGAGCCCTGGCTGCATGCGACGGCCGGGAAGCTGAACGACATGGACGGCTATTCGGAAGCGGAGATCGTCGCCGCGCGCGCCGGCGCATGCATCAGCGGCACCATCGAGACGCCGAACCCGAACTCGGCGCTCGTCACGCAGATCGACGGCTCCGGCTCCGGCTTGGGAGCCGAGGTCCAGCTCGAGGCGGGTACATTCCAGCGCCTGGCGCCGGGCGAGGAGCTCAAGCCGTTCATGCCGAACCGGCCGAACTCAGCCTTCGAGCCCTTCATGCGCGCGATGCTGCGCGAAATGGCAGCCGGCACGGGCTACGGCATCAGCTACGAAGCGCTGTCGCGCGATTATTCGCAGCACAACTACTCGTCGCAGCGCGCGGCGATGCTGGACGATCGCGACTCGTTCAAGGTCCTGCAGCAGTGGTTCATCCGCAATTTCCGCTGGAAGGTGCACAAGATCTGGCTCAAGCAAGCGGTGCTGGCGCGGGCCGTGAGCACGATCGGCATCGCTGAGTACGCGCTCGACCCGGAGAAATTCGAATGCTGCGCGTTCAAGGCGCGCGGCTGGGGCTGGATCGACCCGACGAAGGAGGTCCAGGCCTATGAAGACGCGATCAAGGCCGGCCTCACCACGCGCGCGGACGTTATCGCCGCCACGGCCGATGGCCGCGACATCGAAGACGTCGATCAGCAGCGGGCGCAGGAACTGCTGGACGAGGAGCAGCTGCAGCTCGAGTTCACCACCTCGCCGAGCGTCTACATCCCGGCCGTCACGGGCTCGGAGCGTGGCACTGGGCAGCCCGTCCCGCAACAAGGCGAGCCCGGCGACTCGGAGCCTTCAGTGGCCGAGGGAGAAGCGGCTGCCGGAGGCGGATCCAGTCCAAGCGGCGGCCAGCCCGCCGGTCGCGTCGTAAAACTTCGGAGGTAGCCGATGGCCGTCAAAGTCAATGCGCCCGGTGTGGCGCAGGCGAGGAGCTTTATCGCCGAGGGGAAGATCAACGGTGGCGCCTGGAGCTTCACGGCGGCCGACGGCGACAAGCTGCTGGGCCCGAACGGCGACGACTGGCCGAACTTCGCGAAATATCACCTCGCGGAGCATCCCGACCAGCCCGAGAAGACCAAGGCGCGCTACGGCTATCCCTACGGCAAGGCCGGCGAGGTCTACAAGCGCGGAGTCGAGGCCGCGAAATCGCGCGCAGCGCAGCAGGGCGACAAGGAGGTCGAGGCGCGCGCCGCGGAGCTGCTCAATCTGATCGAGGAAAAGTCGGAGGCCCCGGGCGCGGATACTCCCGCGGAGGAGGCGGCGGAGACCGCGCCGAAGAAGTCGGTGCCGATCGACGAGATCCGCGCGCGTCGCGATCTGCTCGAGGGCATGTTCGAGCGCGCCACGGTGGACGAGCAATCGCGCACCGTCGCGATGTCGTTCTCGTCCGAGGAGCCGGTCGAGCGCTTCTACGGCAACGAGATCCTCTCGCATGCCAGGGACGCAGTGAACCTCGACCGGCTCGGCTCCGGCCGCGCGAATCTTCTGGTGAATCACGATCCAAGCGACTGGGTCGGCGTGGTGCAGTCCGCTTCTGTCGGAGACGACAAAAAGGGCCGCGCGGTCGTCAAGTTCGGCAACAGCCAGCGCGCCTCCGAGGTCTTTCGCGACGTGAAGGACGGGATCCTGACGTCGGTGTCGGTCGGCTACATGCGCGACGACATGAAGCTGACGGGCGAGAGCAAGGACGGCCCCGACACATACACCGTCACCCGTTGGACGCCTTTCGAGGTGTCGCTCGTGACCGTGCCCGCGGATCAGACAGTCGGCGTGGGCCGGAGCGCAGCCGCGGAAGCGGCCGAGCGCGCGCGCGTCCACGCCGAAAACGAGCAACAAGCTCTCGCGGAAGCTGCGCGGCGAGCGGCTGCAGAAGTCCCCACCAAATCCGCGGCTTCTGCCGCTATCAAGGAGCATGCTATGACGCCCGAGGAACAAGCGGCTGCGGACGCTGCCGCCAGAACCAAGATCACCGCAGTTCAGGCCGAGAAGGAACGCCGGCAGGCCATCATCAACCTCTGCAAGGCGAGCAAGATCGATCCGCGCGTCGAGGAGCAGTGGATCCGCGACGGCACCACGCTGACCGAGGTCGCCGACGGTATCCTCGAGGTCGAGGAAGAGCGCAGCAAGCAGCGCCCGCACGAGGCCGCACGCCTGGGCCTGACGAGCCGGGAGAGCCAGCGCTGGAGCCTGTTCCGCGCGATGCGGCATCTGAACAAGCCGGCCGACCCGAAGTTCCGCGAGGAGGCGGCATTCGAGATCGAGTGCACCGCCGAGCTGGAGAGGAAGAACCCGGGCCTGGCGTCCGGCCAGACGAAGATTCTCGTGCCCTCGGAGATCCTGCACCGCGAGCTTCCGGAAGAGGCGGCCAGGCGCGCGATGGGCATGCGCGCCCTGGACATCACGCCGGGCTCCAAGGGCGGCTATCTGGTCGCGGTCGACCAGATGGACTTCATCGGGATCCTGCGCAATCGCTCGGTCGCGATGCGCATGGGGGCGCGCGTGCTCTCCGGCCTGCAGGGCAACCTCGTCTTCCCGCGGCAAACGGGCAAGCCGAGCGTGACCTGGCAGGGCGGAGGCGGCACGAGCGTCTCGGCGGCCGATCAGACTCTCGGCCAGCTCTCCATGACCCCGAAGACGGCGATCGTGATCACCGATGTCTCGATCCAGCTGCTCCAGCAGGCGTCGCCCTCGGCCGAGGCGTTCGTCATGGCCGACCTGGCCGCGGACATCGCGATCGACGGCGTGGACAATGCCTCGATCAACGGCACGGGCGGTGCGCAACCGCTGGGCATCAAGAACACCACCGGCATCACCAGCGGCCAGGATGCGTCCTCGGCTACCTATGCCAAGATCCTCGCCTTCCCGCAGACCGCGGGCAGCGCGAATGCGATCCTCGGCAATCCGGGCTTCGTCACGAACACCGCCGGCGCGTCGCGGCTCATGCAGGTGCAACGCTTCACCTCGACGGACACCCCGCTGTGGGTCGGCAACATGCTCGACGGCATGTGCGTCGGCTTCAACGCGATGTCCTCCGAGCAGCTCGCATCGGCCAACCTCATCTTCGGTTCCTGGGACACCCTGGTGATCGGCGAGTGGGGCGTCCTGCAGCTCGACACCGACACCGGTGGCACGCGCTTCAATCAGGGGCAGGTCGGTATCCGCGCGCTGTGGATGGTCGACGTGATGCTGCGCTACCCGACGGCATGGGTGGTCGGCACGAACCTCTCGTAGCAAAACCCTCCGGCGGCGCGGGGAAGATCCTCGCGCCGCCTTTTCATCGATCAAGGAGAAAGACATGCAAGTCAGAGCGCTCAGAGGCGTCTGCGTCGGCGTCGGCCAAAACATGAGGGGCCCGGTCAAGGACGAGGGCGGGAAGATCACCACTCCCGGCGAAGTCCGCGAGCTCGACAAGGAGACCGCCGCCTATCTCAAGGCGATCGGGGCAGTCGAGGACGCGCACTCCGGCCAGGAACCCGCCGGCAAGTCGAAGTAATTCCACCATCACGCCGGGCATCGCCCGGCAGGAAAGGAGAAGTGGCATGAGAATCTTCACCGATATCGTTCTTCTCGTGGCGTTCGTCACCATCGTGGTCTTCGCGCTCGCGCACCGCCGCGAGCTGATCACGATGGCCGAGAACGCCTTCACCGGCGCCCGGCTGCTGCTGAACCAGGCCTCGGCGGCCTCGGGGGCGTCACTGATCGACGCCGTTTCGGCCGCGAACACCGCCGCTGCCACCAGCGGGAGCGGCAAGTGGCTCGACGTGCGCCCCTACGACGGAGAAATGCTGGTCATCCAGCAGGTCGGGGCCGTGACCGGCTCGATCACCGGCAAGTGTCAGTCGGCGAGTGACGCCAACGGTACGGGTGCCGCGGACATCACGGGAGCGACATTCACCATCGTGAGCTCGTCGAACAACACCCAGAGCATCGCGGTCGACCCCAGAAAGGTCGTCGGCGGGTTCCTGGGCTACGTGGGAACGATCGCCACCGGGCCGTCGCTGGTCAGTGTTACGGCGTTCGGGAAAAAGCACACGGTCTGAAGGACGCGGCCTCGAAAGCGCTGCCTCGGCGGCGCTTCCTCGGGGCGCGTCTTTCGGCTCTCTTCGAAAAGGATCACATCATGCTAGGCAGCCAGGCATCGGCCGCGACGCCGACGTCACTGATCGACACGATCTCGATCTCCGCGAACGTCGCGAGCGGCAGCGGAAAATGGCTCAACGTCGGGCTTCATGATGGCGAGCTCATCGTGATCCAGAACGTGGGCGTGCTCACCGGCACCAATCCCACGGTCGCCGGCAAGCTCCAGAGCGCCACCGATGCGAACGGCTCCGGCGCGGCTGATATCTCGGGCGCAACCTACACGTTGGTCTCGGCGAACAACAACGTGCAGGCGCTCGTCATCGACACGAGAAAGGTCCCCGGCGGCTTCCTCGGCTATGCCGGAACCCTGGGCGGAACGGTAGGGCCGACGGCGCTGCTCAGCGTCGTTGCGGCCGCGAAAAGGCACGTCGTCTGAGGACATCGGGAAAACGCAAAGGAGCAGAGATCATGAGAGTGAAAGCTACGCGCGGGGTCTGCGTTGGCGTCGAGGACAACCTGAAGGAAGGCGATGTCCGGGATCTTGACCCGGCCACGGCGGACTACCTGAAGAACATAGGGGCTGCCGTGGATGCTCCGGAGGAGGAAGTCGCGGGCGTGCCCGCTGCCGAAGCGAAGCCGGCGGCGGAAGAGAAAGCAGCCGCAGCGCCCAGCGGTGAAGCGTCTGCCGGCGCCGGCGACAAACCGGCGGCCTAGCAGGTGTTCGCCGAGGACCTCGACGTCTTTTTCAACCCGGACGACTTCGCCCCGGGCGCGACGCTGCAGGGCGGCGCGATCGTGAACGTCATCTTCGACGCGGCGCACCTCGAGGTCCTCGGGGTGAGCTCGGCGAACCCAGTGGCGCTGGCGAAGGCCTCTGATGTCGCGGACAGCGACATCGGAAAGACGCTGACGATCAATGCCGTGGCATACACGATCCACGACCGGCAGCCGCAGGACGACGGGGCGACGGTGCTGCTGCAGCTGAGCAAGCCATGAGCGTCATGCTGAACGCAATCCTGTCTCGCGACAGGATGGCTCGAATCTTGGATTGGGCGGTGACGATCGGTTTCATGGCGCTCGCGGTCGGGGTCGTGATCCTCGGATTTCTGTCGGTCCTTCATGGCTGACCACGTCGCCGAGCAGATCGTTGCCGCGGCGAAGGCCGCGCTGACAGGTCTCGCCACGACCGGGGCGCGGGTATTCGATTCGCGCGTCTACCCGGTGAAGGAGACGGACTGCCCCTGCATCCTGATAGACCAGGGCGAGGAGCAGGTCGGTGCCGGCGAGCTTTATGGCTTCAGTCGCGCGGTCGAGCGCACGCTGCAGCTGCATGTGATCGCGAAGGTCGAGCAGAACGTCGACTATCGCAAGACGGTGAACCAGATCCGCAAGGAGGTCGAGATCGCGCTCGCGGCCGCCGGCGGGATTGGCGGGGCGAAGTGGGTGCAGCCTTCGTCGACGCTGCTCGAGCTCTCGGGCGAGGGAGAGAAGCCGATCGCCTCCGGGACCATGACTTTCGACGTTTTCTACATCACGGCGCTGAGCACGCCGGACGTGGCGCTCTGATCCGCTAGTTCCGTTTGCCCCGAGGCCCGCTCTTGCGGGCCTTTTCTTTTGGAGATCCCGAAATGACCTTCGCCACCGGCGTCGCAAAGCAGCTCAAATACAAGGTCGAGTCCACCTGGGGCACGGTTCCGTCGGCATCGGCCTCGCAGTCCCTGCGGCGCGTGACGTCGAATCTCAGCCTGAAGAAGGCGACTTACGAGTCGAATGAGATTCTCTCGACTTACCAGCGATCGGATTACCGCCACGGGATCCGCTCGGTCGAGGGAGCGATCAACGGCGAGCTCTCGCCGGGCACCTACAAGGACTTCATGGCGGCCGCGCTGCGGCGCGCCTTCACGGCGGTGACGGCGATCACCGGCGCCTCGATCACGATCGCGGGCACGGGCCCGACCTGGACGATCGCGCGCGCGGCGGGCTCGTTCCTGACCGACGGCATCAAACAGGGCCATATCGTGCGGCTCACCGCCGGCGGGTTCAATGCGGCAAACCTGAACAAGAACCTGATCGTAGTATCGGCGACGGCGACGCCGTTGACGGTGGCGTTGTTTCCGGGCGTGGCACCGCTGGTCGCCGAGGGCCCGATCTCCGCAGCGACGGTCACCGTTCCCGGCAAGGTCACCTTCGCGCCCTCGAGCGGCTTCACTGACCTGTCCTATTCGATCGAGCACTGGCATTCGGACCTGTCGCTCTCGCATGTGTACTCCGGCTGCAAGGTCAGCAAGATGGACCTAGCGCTGCCGCCGACCGGGATGGCGACCGGCGCCTTCAGCTTCCTCGGCAAGGACATCACCACCGCCGGCGCGGAATATTTCACCTCGCCGACGGCGCAGACCTCGACCGGGGTTACCGCCGCGGTCAACGGCCTGCTGGTCGCGCAGAGCGGCCTCGCAGCGAACGTCACCGGCGCGACGATCGCCTACGACGGCAACATGACCACCGAGCCGATCGTCGGTTCGAACGTCTATGGCGACATCGCCGAGGGCCGCATCCTGTTCAGCGGGCAGCTCACCGCCGTGTTCCAGGACGCGGTGATGCGCGACTACTTCATCAACGAGACCGAGGTCTCGCTCGCGATCGCGCTCTCGGCCTCGAGCGCCGTCGGGTCGGATTTCATTTCGTTCGCACTGCCGCGCATCAAGTTCGGCGCGGCCGACATCGACGACGGCGACAAGACTCTGATTATCACCCTGCCCTATACCGCGCTCTACAACTTCGCCGGCGGCGCCGGCGTGCAGACCGAGCAGACGACCTTCCAGATCCAGGACTCGCAGGCCTAGTTACTCCGAATTTAACCGCAGGTCCTGCGCGGATTCGGAGGGCATTTTCTGAAGCCAAGGAGCAGAAAATGACATGCATTGTCGCGTTGCGCGATAAGAACACGATTTACATGGGCTGCGATTCGGCCGGCACGAATGGGTCTTTTAGTAGACAGAATCGTGCGGATCCAAAGATCTACCGCGTAGGCAAGAGCTTGATCGGATTCACGAGCTCCTTCCGCATGGGGCAGCTGCTCGGCCACGCACTGACGTTGCCTGAACATCACTCCGATGTCGCGGTGGAAAAGTGGATGGTGACAAGTTTCGTCGACGCCATTCGCGGGTGTCTCAAGAATGGCGGATACGCAGAAAGAAAAGATGAGGTCGAGAAGGGCGGATTTTTCCTCGTCGCTTATCGCGGCAGGATCTTCGAGATTCAGAGCGACTATCAGGTCGCCGAGAGAGAGGAGCCCTACGGCGCAATAGGCTGCGGCGAGGACCTGGCGCTGGGCGCGCTCTTCGCTTCGGAGCATCTAGCGGATAAACCGCGCAAGCGTGTCGAGCTCGCCCTGCAGGCGGCCGCCGCCTTCTCGGCCGGCGTCTATCCGCCGTTCAGGATCGAAGAACTGAAGGGTTGAGATAGCCGTTAGCAGCCCTTTCGCAGGCGTCCAGACGTCTGCACCGGCCCCCCCGCCGGCGTGCGCCGAGGCGTTCTTCTCCTCCTTGGTGGGCTCGATCGAAGCGCGCTGTCCGGCGGGGGCTTTCTACACCAAGGAGAAACCGCAATGCAAGGCAACGGCAGCATCGACCTGTCTATCTTCGACACGAAGACGCAGGCCGACCAGGGCGTCGAGCTCGATATTCTGCACATCAAGACCGGCAAGCCGATCGGGTTCCGGATCCGCGTACTGGGCGAGGATTCCGCTTTGATGCGGGCGCATGTCCGCGCCTATCGCGAGCAGGTCCTCGAGCAGGCGCGCGAACAGATGCGCGGCAGCCGCACCCACGAGGACATCGAGAACGAGGCGCTCGAGCGCCTGGTGCTCGCCACGGTGGGCTGGACGGAGGGCGCGACCTTTTTCGGCGAGGCCTTCCCCTTCTCGCGCGAGAACGCGCGCCGGCTCTATACCGATCCGCGCATCCCCGAGATCCGCGAGCAGGTCGAGCGCGGCATGGCGAAGCGCGCAAATTTCTTGCCGGCGAACGGCACCGGCTCCTAGCCTTCGCCCGCCATGACTTGGAGCTCGCGGTGCCGCAGGCCGATGGATACTCCCTTCGCCAGCATTACGAGGCGGCTGCGCGCCAGGGCAATCCCGAGGCCGGACGCCAGCTCGAGGGGCCCGAGCTCCCATATCTGCACGCCGAACTGTGGGGCTGGTTTCTCGAGCTCGATCGCGCCCGCGGCCAGGGCCCTGCAGCGCTCGCGTATGAAAGCATCGAGGCGTGGGCGCGCCTCACGGGTCGGCGGCTTTCGCCGGACGATGTTGCACTGATCGTCGATCTCGATCGCCTGGGGTTCCAGGTGCGCGCCGAGGCGAAGAAATGATCCAGATCTCCGTGAAGCACGACATGTCCGCGATCGTTGTCGGGCTGGAGAACTATCGCAAGGAGCTCGTCGACGGCGCGGTGGTGCGCGCGCTCAACCGTACCGCGACGACGATCAGGGCCGAAGCCGCGCGCGAGATCAACGGCGAATACCCAGGGCTCAAGATCGGCGCGATCAAGGACAAGATCGACATCCAGCGCGCGAACAAGATCACGCAGCGGGCGATCGTCTCGGTCTCAGGGCGTCCGATCCCGATCGTCGAGTTCGCCGCCCGGCAGACCGCCGCGGGCGTCACCGTCAAGGTCAAGGGCACGCGCAAGCTCCTGCGCGGCGCGTTTCTCGCCACGATGCCGAGCGGCCACGTCGGTGTGTTCTACCGCCGCGGGGTGGCTGGCTCCAGAGTCGGCCGCACGCCGATCGACCAGGTCTTCTCGATCAGCCTGCCGGTCGCATTCAGCAACCAGAAGGTCATGGACGCCGTGGTGCGCGCGGCCAAGGAACGCTTCCCCGACGCGCTCTCCCAGGAAGTTCGCTTCATCAAGCTCAAGAAGGCAGCCTAGATGGCTATCGAAAAAGCTGGCGTCGAGATCACCGCGATCGACAGCGTGACGCGGGTGTTCAACCAGATCATCGCGTCCGGAAAGCAGGTCGAGAAAACATTCGACGGCATGAAGTCGTCAGTCCAAGGCTTCGCGGCAGCGTTTGCAATCGACAAGGTAGTCGAAGAGACCATCCGATGGGAGCAGGCCTCATTTCGGCTGAACGCCACGCTGAAAGCGACCGGGAACGCGGTGGGTCTGACGCGCAAGGAGCTGGACGATCTCGCGCAATCGCTCGAGCGGACGACGCCCTTCGATCTGACAGATCTGCGCCAGGCCGAGGCAAATCTCGTCAAGTTCGGGAACATTCACGAGGACGTTTTCAAGGAGGCACTGAAACTCTCCGCTGACTATGCCGCTTTCACCGGCAGCACGGTCGCCGAGGCGAGCCAGAAGCTCGGGCGGGCGCTGCAGGATCCCGTGGCCGGTCTGAGGACGCTGCGCGATGTGATCGGGAATCTGACCTTCACGGAGAAGGAACGCATTGCCCAACTCGAGGCCTCCGGGAATACACAGGAAGCGCAGATCGTATTGATCGAGAAGCTCAAGAGCGCGATAGGCGGGACCGGATCCGCAGCGAACTCGGGTCTGACCGGGTCGGTCGGGCTGCTCAGAAAGATATGGGACGAGGTCGGCGAGGCAGCGGCTCATGCCGTCTCGAATATCGAGAATGGCGTCGCAGCTGCAGCCGCGGCGATGGATAAGTCGGGCTTGGGAAATGCCAGTTCCAGATTCGTTGGGCCGCCAGCCCCGCCTCCGCCTCCGAGCTGGGAGGAGGCCTTCGCGCAACAGAACGCCCGCCTGGCTTCCAGCATGGCGCAGGTCGTCGAGCAGCAGGACCGCCAGCGCGAGGCCGCGGCCAAGGCCGCGCCGGTCGTCGCGCAATGGACGAACCTGCTCAAGGACCAGACGAACGAACAGCGCGCGCTCGACTTCGTGCTCGAGGGACAGGGCCGCACGCTGGCGGATCTCTACAAGGTGAAGATCCTGAACGTTGCCGTCGAGCTCGACTGGCGCCGCGTTCAGAAGGAGAACATGGACCTCGCAGCGCGCTATGCCAAGGCGCTGCAGGATGAGACGCTGAGCGAGGAGGAGAATCTCGCCACGCGGGTGGCGGTGATCGAGAGCGCCTGGATGGTCGGCACGCGCAAGACCTTCCAGGATTACATCAAGAACGCCAAGGATGGCGCGCAGCAGGCTGAGTTCTTCTTCACCCGCACCTTCCAGAACATGGAAGACGCGCTGGTCAGTTTCGTCACGACCGGCAAGCTTAAGTTCCAGGATTTGACAAACCTGGTGCTGGCGGATCTGGCGCGGATCATCGCGCGCCAGGCGATCGCGTTCGGCGCGTCGCAGGCCGGAATCGCAGGATTCGCTGGGAGCCTCTTCGGTCGCGGCACATTCGCCGACACGAGCTTCACTCCCGGCCTGAGCGAATTCCATTCTGGCGGGACGGTCGGCGTGGACGGACGTCCGAGAAGCAATGTCGATCCGCGCGTGTTCATTGGAGCGCGCCGCATGCACGCGGGCGGGCTCGCTGGCGATGAAGTCCCGGCGATCCTGCAGATCGGTGAGCGGGTGATCCCGCGGGGCGGCTCCCCAGGTGGCTCGGTCGTCGTGCACAACCATATCGGCGGCGACGTCTCGGCCGAGACGCTGGCGAAGGTCGCCGAGGCGACGCGACGTGCGGCGATGCTGGGCGTCGCGCAGGAGCGCAAGCGCAATCCGAACGGCGCCTTCGGGGGTTAGGCCGTGACGATCAGCTTTCCGCTGTCGCTGCCCTCGACGCGCGCGCCGGCGCAGATCCAATGGCGGCGCAACGTCAAGGTGGGCTCGGTCGAGTCGCCATTCTCGTTCGTGCCGCAGACGTTCGTGTGGACGGGCGCCGACCGCTGGGAGGCGATGCTCAGCTGGGGCGAGATGGGTCAGGCCGATGCCGACGACGTCGAGGCCTTCCTCCTGGCGCTGAACGGCGCCGAGGGCTCGTTCCTGCTCGGCGACCCGCTGCGCACGGTGCCACGGGGCACCTGGGCGGGGCAGTCGCCGCTGGTGAACGGCGCATCGCAGACCGGCAAGACGCTCGCGATCGACGGAGTCACGCCGACCACGACCACCGGCAAGGCCGGAGACTATTTCCAGCTGGGGTCGGGTGCGACCTCGCGCCTGCATCGTCTGATCGCGCCCTTCACGGCCAACGGCGCGGGGCAGGCGACGCTCGACATCTGGCCGAGCCTGCGCGGCTCGCCGGCGGACAACGCGCCGCTGACGCTGAGCTCGGCGAAGGGGCTTTTCATGCTGGGCAGCAGCCTGCACGGCTGGTCGCAGCAGGATGTGCGCGACATGGGTATCGCGTTGGACGCGATCGAGGATCTGCGGGGGCTCTGATGGCGACGCGCGATCTCACCTCCGCGCTGGCCACAGCAGTCCAGGCGGGCACTGTCTATCCTGCGATCCTGTACGAGGGCGAGTTCGACGACGGCGCCGGCGGCTCGGCTTTTCTGCGGTTGTGGAGTGGCCTGGGCGTGCTGTCATGGAATGCACTCTCCTGGACGGGGGCGGGCAACCTGATCGGCGTCAACGGCATCGCCGAGTCGACCGAGCTGCGCGCGAATGCCTTCGAGGTCTGGCTCTCGGGCGTGAGCAGCGCGATCGTCGCCACGGCGCTGACCGCGGCGCGCAAGAACCGCTCGGGCAAGCTGTGGCTCGCACTCTTCGCGGACGGCAATTCGCGCACGCCGCTCGCCGATCCGTATTTGCTCAAGCGCGGCCGCTTCGACACCATCCCGATCGACGACTCGGGCGACACGGCCAAGATCACCGCGCGCTACGAAGACCGCCTGGCGACGCTCAGCATCCCGCGCGAGCGGCGCTATACGAATGCCGACCAGCAGCTGCGCGCGCCGGGCGACGGCGGCTTCCGCTACCAGGAGAGCCTCCAGGATGCTCAGTTCCTCCTGCCAACTTGAACGGCTTCCCGGCTGGGAGGATCGGCTGTTCGCCGCGATCGAGGCGGCGCGCGGGCGCCCCTACAAGCTGGGCGAGCACGACTGCTTTCGCCTGGCCTGCGCGACAGTCGAGGCGCTGACCGGGGTCAACCCGTGGGAGCCCTGGGCAGGATCGTATGCCTCAAAGCGCGAGGCGCTGCGGCGCATCGCCGAGTTCGCCGGTGACTTCACCTCGGCGGCATCGAAGTTCTTCGGCTGCCGGCCCGAGCGCATGGAATTCGCGCGCCGCGGCGATATCTGCGAGTTCGTCGACGTCGACGGCGAGCAGCACCTGGGCGTGATGCTTGGCCTCTATGTGGCGCTCCTCGGGCCGCAGGGGCTGCATTTCGCGCCGCGCGAGTCCTGCAAGCACTTCTGGAAGATCGGCTAGATGCCCTCGAGCATTATCACGTTCCTCGGCGCGCAGGGAGTGGCCGCGCTATCGAACCTCGAGCGCGCGATCGCATTCCTGGTGCCGTTCGGCAGCAACCTGATCCTGGTCGGTCTGCTCCGCTCGCTCAAGAAGCCGAGCACAGGTGCGGCGGTCGTCAGCAACAGCACCTTCTCGGTGCGGCAGCCGGCCTCGCCGTGGCAGATAGTGTTCGGGCAGCGCCGCGTCGGCGGGATCATGTCGTTCGTCTTCCTCGCCACCGACAAGAAGTATTTGCACATGGTGGTGACGCTCGCGGGGCATGTGAGCGAGGAGATCGGCGACATCCAGCTCGATGACGAGGTGATCACCCCGGCCATGCTGGATGGCGCGGGCTCGGTGACCTCGGGGAAGTTCTCGCGTGTCGATCAGACGCCGCACGTCGAGACAACGGCCTCCACGCCATACGCGAGCGCATTCTCGGTCGGAGCAGTCACGATCGTCGTCCTGACGTTCTCCGATAATCCCGACAATCCGCAGCAAGTGATCCTCACGGACGTGAGCCCGGCGGCTCCGAGCGGCATCCAATACAGCAGATCGGGGAATGTGTTCACTTTCGACCCGAGCGAGATCGCGCTCGGGACCGTGAGCATTACCTACCTCGAGAACATCGCGCAGCCGGTGTGCCGCATCAAGAAGTCGCTCGGCGCCGAGGCAGGCCAGCCGTTCCCAGATCTGGTGTCCGAGAGCGAAGGCAAGTGGGTCGACACCGACCGGCAGACCGGGCACACGAAGGTCTATATCCGCTTCGACACCTCGCTCTTGCAGGGCAGTGTGCCGAACGTCACGGGCGTGGTGAAGGGCCTCAAGCTCTATGATCCGCGCACGACCCTCACGACCTGGAGCGCGAACCCGGCGCTCGAGGTGCTGGCCTACCTAACGAATACCGAGTTCGGCATGGGCGCTGCGCTCTCCGAGACCGGCTCGGCCGAGTTCATCGCCGCCGCGAACAGCTGCGAGGAGCGGGTGCAGCTCGTCGGAGCGACCGCGACCTTCACGGCCGACGCCTCGAGCGACGCGCTCACCCTGGCCTCGGGATCCAGGCAGCCGGCGATCGGCGATGGCGTGCGCGTCTCGTCGACCGGGACGCTGCCGGCGGGTCTGGCCGCGGCGACGACCTACTATGTTTTCTACGCCGTGGGGTTGATGAAGCTCGCGACGAGCTTCGCCAATGCGCTGGCGGGCACGCCGATCAATATCACCAGCGCGGGCAGCGGCACGCACACGCTCACGTATTTCGACGAGCAGCGCTATACGGCCAACGGTGCGTTCCTGACCTCCGAGCGGCCGGTCGATATCTTCCAGCAGCTCCTGGCGGCCATGGCGGGCAGCCTGACGCAGGTCTCGGATACCTGGCGCGTCTTCGCTGGCGCCTACGAGGCGGCGACGCTGACGCTCATCGAGAAGGACTTCGCCGGCCCGATCCAGATCGAGCCGATGCAGCCGCGGGACAAGTGGGCGAACGGAGCGAAGGGGGTTTTCTGCGACCCGAGCTCGAGCTGGCAGCCGACCGACTTTCCGCCGCAGGTGCCGACCTCTATCAATCTTGCGGAGGACGGCGGCGAGACGATCTACGCGGATCTTGACTTTACCCCGTTCGTCACCTCGAGCGGCCAGTCCCAGCGCCTGGCGCGCATAGCTGTGCGGCAGGCGCGCAGCGGCCTGGTGGTGACGGCGAGCTTCAAGCTGACGGCCTGGCGCTCATTCACGGGGCACTCGGTGGCGCTCACCTTCGCTAAGTATGGCTGGAGCGCGAAGGAATTCACCATCGTCCAGTCCGGGTTCGCGGTGATCGACAGCAATGGAGGCCCGGCGCTGGGCGTGCAGCTAACGCTGCGCGAGACGTTCTCCTCGATCTTCAGCTGGTCTGCCGAGGACACCGCGCAGCCCACGCCGCCGCGCTCGAGTCTGCCGAATCCGTTCGCGGTAGCGGCGCCCGGCACGCCGAGCGTGACCGAGACGCTGTATTCAACCAGCGGATCCGCAGGGGTTAAATCTCGGGCGACGGTGGCATGGACGGCGGTCGTCGACCCGCTCATCAAGAGCTACGAGGTAAGCTGGAAGGCAGTCGCTGATGCCGACTACACGATCGTGCCAGTTCCGATCGGCACATCGCTCGATATCGACGACCTGGCCGCGGGGCTTTACCTATTCGCGGTGCGCTCTTGCACCACGATCACCAAGAGCGTGTGGTCGACCTATGCGGCCAAGGAGCTGCTGGGATTGACCGCGCCGCCGTCTGACATCGCCAACTTCGCCGTGCAGAGCTACAGCGGGCAGGCGAAATTCACCTGGGACAAGCCGGACGCGGCCACTGATCTCGATGTGCTGATCGGCGGCAGGGTGTTCGTGCGCTATTCGCCCAAGACTGTGGGCGCGACGTGGAACGACGGCACACTGGTGAACCCGGACGGTTATCCGGGCGATACATCGATCGGCTTCGGGCCGCTGACGACCGGCACTTACATG